ATGCACCAGCACCAATTAATCCTATTAGAGGGGGTTCTAATGTTGAAGTGCCAATAGATTCAAATGGGAATTTTAATGGTACACCTCAGCAGTGGAAAGAACTCAGGAAAGCAGGAAAGATTAGGTAAACAATTTTTAATTTTTAAAAGGGGTATTTCAAATGGCAAATAATTTGCTAACTATATCCAAAATCACCAATGAAGCGTTGATGGTTTTGGAGAACGAACTCACATTTTCAAGTGAAGTAGACCGCAACTATGACGATCAGTTTGCCGTAGTTGGAGGCAAGATCGGGAATACTGTGAATGTCCGCAGACCGGGTAGGTTCATCGGGACAACCGGGCCGGCTTTGAACGTAGAAGACTTCAATGAAACTTCAGTCCCAGTGACTCTCTCAACGCAGTTCCATGTGGATACACAATTCACCACGGCTGATCTTGCACTATCTCTTGATATGTTCAGTGACCGCGTTTTGAAACCTGCGGTAGCTGCCGTAGCAAATAAGATAGACAGGGATGGTCTGACAATGGCGGCTCTTCAAACAGCTAACATTGTTGGAACTGCTGGTACTCCTCCAACAGGACTCATCACCTACCTAACTGCTGGTGCTTACTTGGATGCTGAAGGTGCTCCAAGGGATGGTCGCAGAGCCTGTATTGTTGAACCTTTCACATCAGCAACTATTGTTGATTCACTAAAAGGTTTGTTCATGCCGCAGGAAGCGATTGCAGAGCAATACAGGAAGGGGCTGATGGGTCGCGACAGCGCGGGCACAAATTGGAAATTGGACCAAAACGTCGTAAGCCAAACCTTTGGTAGCTACAGTGGTAATACATTGTCTGCTGACACTACAGCTCAAGTTGGTTATCTCTCAACTGGTTGGTCACAATATTCCACAATCCAGATCAAAGCATCATCTTCAAGCACATTAAATGCTGGTGATGTGATCCAAATTGCTGGTGTATATGCAACTAACCCACAAAACAGACAGGCTTATGGCTCTGGCAAGTTGCGTAACTTTGTAGTTCAGTCCACAACAACAGTTGGAACTGGTGCTACAAACATCACAGTTGCTCCAGCAGTTATCATTGGTGGTCAGTTCCAGAACTCAATCATCATTGGTTCTACTTCTACTACAGCAGTGGTTACACCTTTCAACAACACTGGAACATTATCACCACAGAACATGCTTTTCCATAGAAATGCATTTACCTTGGCGGTAGCGGATTTGGAGTTGCCAGAGGGAGTCCACTTTGCAGGCAGAGCATCTGACAAAGAAGTTGGACTTTCCATGCGGGTTGTCCGCCAATACACAATTAATAACGATAGTATTCCTACTCGTTTAGATGTGTTGTATGGTTGGGCACCGCTGTACCAAGAGCTTGCTTGCAGAATCGCGGCTTAACCCATTAATTTAAAGGAAACTAAAAAATGAGTAATCCCGGACCAGCAACCACAGTCACAGCACATCCACAAAATGTAACCACTAATCAGGCTCTGCGTTTGATTGGTGTTGCCAAAGGTGTTAACCTAAATGCTGTGGCTTTCACACCAGTACCAGTTGTTAACTCAACTGCTTATTTGCCAAAAGAAATGATTGTTACCAATGTAAACAATGCAGGCTCTGTAGTTGCATTGTCAACAACAACAGCTTTAGGCATCACAACCACAAATGCTGGATCACCATCTAGCTTGTTTGGTGCTTTGACAACTGCACAAATTTCTGCATTGTCAACAGCAGTTTTAGGCACAGCTTATGTTGATTCAAGCTCAACTAGCTTAGCTTATAACAATCAAACTTTATATGTTGATGTAACAGTTGCCTCTGGTGCTACTGGTACAGGAGATGTATATGTTTATGGTTATGACTTTAGCTAAAAAAAGCTAAATAAATAGAAAGGGCTACTCCCAAAAGGGGTAGCTTTTTCTGTTTTAAACAGTACAATTTAATCATTTCAAAGGAAAAAACATGCCATCTACCACTCTAGCCAGGGGCAATGCCCATGAGACTTTCTACATAGCTCCTAGCATTACACCAGCAACACTCACAACATCTTCTACACAATCACTCCAGACTTTTCCTATTTCTGGTCTTCAGACTACAGATATTGTTAGCTTTCAGCAATACCAAGGCAACCAAACATCTAATATTGCTATTACCAATGTTGATGTTGCAACTGCTAATGTGCTAACAGTGCAATTCCAGAATACATCTGGTTCTGCATCTGCTATCCAGCCTGCATCTGGGGTTTATCAGTTCCAGGTTGTGAGGATTGATGGATTCCCACAAGCCACTAACGCGGCTTAAAGCATCATGGCAAATACCAGTGTTTACAGACCCATAGGTCAAACCTATGCTGTGGCAGTAACAACAACTGCAAGTAGTTCTTTGAGCATTGTCCCAGTTGGCAATGACCAGATTAACTACTGTGCATTTTTGAATACTGGCTCTACACCTATTGCTATTTCAATTGCTCCTTTAAATCCTACTAGCATTACACCTACACCAGCAGTATTGCCTACAGCAGGAAACACTAGCACATCATTTGTGCTTGGTATTTCCATGTCTCAGCCTACTGTTATTGCAGTGCCTGCTAATGGATTTAATCTGAGTGCAGTTGGAACAGCAAATACTTTATATGTAATGCCTGTGGCAGATCAATCATGACAAACCAAGTAGCTTTTACAAATACAACTAACACTGTTCCTGTTACTACTTTCTCTACTCAGCCAGTTATAGCAAGTGGATTTGGTACTTCACCCACAATTAAGGGTGTTAGTCCAAATTGTTTTGCTGTGACTGTGGGTTCAGGAGGGGCGGCATCTGGGACACTTACACTACCTCCAGCTCCAAATGGCTGGATGTGTATAGCTAATGATGTTACCAATGGTTCAGGCATATTTTTGCAACAAACAGCTAGTAGTACCACATCAGTCACAATGACTGGCTATGGTATTACCACTGGACTTGCAACAAATATGTCTGCTGGTGATGTAATTGTTATGACTTGCACTGCATATTAATTATGAGTGCTCCTGCCCTAACATCTGACCAAAATATCCTGCCAGTTCAGGCATATTTCAATTTAGATGGTAGTTTTAATACTTTTATAGGGCAAGGACAGCCTTTTTATGCTACTTTGAACCCAGTTCAAAGTGGTTTGACAATCACAAATAGCACAATAAATAGTTCCTCTATTGGGCTAGTTACACCATCTTCAGGTGCTTTTACCAATATCAGCACCACAACAGGATCAATTAGCACAACTCCAAGCAATCCTACAGACCTAGTTAATAAAAACTATGTGGATATGTTTGTTCAAGGATATGCAATTAAGGCTGAATGTGCAGTTGCAACCACAGTAAATATTACATTATCTGGGTTGCAGACCATTGATGGCTATACCACTTTGGCAAATGATAGAGTTTTGGTCAAAAACCAAAGCACATCATCACAAAATGGCATTTATGTAGCATCTTCAGGAGCATGGGCTAGATCAAGTGATGCTAACACTTGGAATAGCTTAATTTCAGCTTTTACATTTATTATGAATGGCACAACTCAGCAAAATTCTGGCTGGGTTTGTACTATCTCTAGTGGTGGAACATTGGGGACAACTCCTGTAACTTGGAGTCAGTTAGCTAATGCGACCTCCTACTTTGCAGGCACAGGCTTAACTCTAAGTGCATACACTTTTAGCATTACTCCAGTAGGCACAGCAGGCACTTATGGCTCTGCCTCTAGTGTTCCAGTATTTGTTACAAATGCATCTGGTCAGGTTTCATCTGTAACCAATACAACAATTAGTATTGCACCTAGCCAAATTAATGCAACCATCCCTAATTCTGGACTCACAAATTCCACAATTTCAGGAATTGCACTTGGTTCTAATTTAGCTAATTTGACTGCTGGAACTAACATTACTTTTAGCTCTGGCACTACCTACAATGGCTCAAGTGCAATCACAATAAATGCCTCTAGCACAATGGTTTATCCAGGTGCAGGCATCCCTAATTCAACTGGTAGTGCTTGGGGTACAAGTTATTCAACTACAGGTTCTGGGACAGTTGTAGCACTAGCTACATCACCTACTTTTGTGACCCCAATACTAGGCACTCCTCAGTCTGGGAATTTCTCAACAGGGACATTCACTTGGCCGACTTTCAACCAAAACACCACAGGCAATGCCAACACAGCCACAACAGCCACTAACTTGGCTGGAACAACTCAGTATTCACTGCCTTATCAGTCTGGGTCAGCCACTACATCCTATTTAAGTCCTGGGACATCTGGCTCATTACTTATGACTTTGGGTGCAGTTTCTGCTCCTATTTGGGTTGCCACTTCTAGCTTAACAGTTGGAACTGCCACAAATATTGCTAGTGGCACAGCAGGGGCAATTCCTTACCAAACTGGTTCAGGAGCTACTAGCTTTTTGAGCCTTGGTACTTCAGGATATGTTTTAACTGCTGGGGCATCTGCTCCTCAATACACAGCTCAATCTAGTTTGGCAGTTGGAACTGCTACTAATTTGGCTGGAGGAGTGGCAAGCAATATACCCTATCAGTCTGGAGCTGGAACAACTGCTTTCTTGGCAAATGGCACAACTGGACAGGTTTTAACCAGCAATGGAGCATCTGCACCTAGCTGGACAACCCCAACTGCTTATGCAACTGTGACTGATGACACAACCACAGCAGGCACAAGATACTTGCTTTTTGCTAACCAAACCAGTGGAAATTTGTCAACTGAGTACACCAGTTCAACCAAATTAACCTATTATCCAAGCACTGGATGTATTACAAATGGACTTAATGGAGGTGCTTTCTAATGGAAATCACTTGGAAAATATCAGAAATTTCTGCTGAAAATGGGCTAATTACTCATGCCAAATATTTTGTGACTGCTACTGAAGATGACAAAAAAGTAGAAACTGAGGGCAATTGGTGGTTTCAGAATCCAGAAATTAAAGTGCCTTTTGAACAAATTACTGAACAAATGGTGGCTAATTGGATTGAAGCTGAAACCATGAAGGATGGGGTAAATATTATTACCTCAAGGCTACAAGAACAGTTAAAATCTTTGGAAAAGCAAGCTGTAATTCCTCCTTGGATGCCTCAAGTTTTTACACCTAATATTTAAAAATGGCACAAACCAATTACACTCCAATAATACTGTACAACAGTGGGACAACCACTAATGCTCCATCTGCTAGTAATTTGGCAAGTGGTGAATTAGCTATTAACTATACAGATGGAAAACTATTTTATAAAGATAATAGTTCTGCAATCCAAGTAATTGGTTGGAAGACAACTCCCACAACTGCTGGAGGAACAGGATTAACTAGCTATACAGCAGGAGATTTGCCTTATTATTCATCTGGCACAGCATTATCTAAATTAGGTATTGGAACAAGTGGATATGTTTTGCAGTCTAATGGTTCTGCTCCAACTTGGGTAGCTCAATCTACTTTATCTGTTGGAACAGCAACAAATGCCACAAACACAGCAATTACAGATAATACAAGTTCATCTGCTACTTGGTATCCAACTATTGTTAGTGCAACAACTGGTAATTTACCTCAGACAACATCTAGCACTAAATTAAGTTTTGTACCAAGCACAGGTACTTTGACTGCAACAAGTTATGCAGGAGCATGGGCTGGGAGCACAATTGGAACTGGTTATGGTGGAACTGGTGTAACTGCCTTTGGAGGCACAAACACATTGCTTTACACAACTACAGCCAACACGTTGTCTTCAATTACAACTGCCAACACATCAACATTGATTACCAATTCTAGTGGTGCTCCATCTTGGACTTCAGGCACAACTGCTAATCGTGTTTTGCGAACTGATGGAATAACTGTTTCGTTTTCTCAAGTTGCATTAGCTACTGATGTGTCAGGTGTTTTGCCTGTTGCCAATTCGCTTCTGTATTACAACACTAATATCAAAACAATAAGCAGTGGTAGCAACTATGACTGGTATAGCATAGATTTTGGAGTTTATACTGGTCATTCAGCACGCGTTGAAGTTGTTTTCAGTTTGATTTCAGGTGGTACTGGTTCAAGGATTTGGTATAGAAACAGTTTGGTTCTTGAAACTGGTGGTGCAACATTGTCAGAAAACAATTTAAATGCTGTTAATGGTGCAAATGGAACTTTGTCTTTTGTTTTATCTGGTGCTACCTTGACTGTTCGAACAACCACTAGTGGAACAAGTGAAACAGCACGTATGGCAATTTTGGTTGAAGGTTATGAAATGACTTCAAGCCGCATCACAGT